GGGACGTAATCCCGCCAGGTAAGGGTAGGTTTTCTAAAGGGCCAAAAGGTGATCTTGAGTACTTAGACCGCATTCGAAACGGTCAACGCTGTGGAATACCGAGCATCCTTGAGTTGGTAAACTCTGAGCGATCCCAAGACTTCGACAAGCCCTCTGTGGTTTGCATCGTAGGGGGTGGCCCGAGCTTACAAGATACCGTTGGCGAATTACGCCATTTGATTAAACGCGGGGCCAAGACGCTCGCCGTCAACAAAAGCCACGATTGGCTGTTGAAGCGCGGATTGCCCTGTCACTATTCGGCCCTGCTCGATCCTAAAGATTGGGTTGCGGGCTACGTTGACCTGGCCCTGAACGCGGCAAAGAGCACACGTAAACGTGTTGGTAAGCTCTGGGCCGACACCAGGCATCTGATTGCCTCGCAATGCCATGACAACACGATAGCCAAATTCAAGGGCAACCCCAACGCCTACATTTGGCACGCCGGGGCAGGATTAGGAGAGAGCGAAGTCCTCAAGACGGAGTTTGCTGGCGAGCCTTGGGTTATTTTGGCAGGAGCCTCGGTAATCGGTTTGAGAGGTGTGCCGCTCGGATACGGACTAGGGTTTAGGGAATTTCACTTCTTTGGGCTGGACGGATCGGCCAAGGCACCTAAGCCGGGGACAGAAACCCCGCAGCTTTACTCCTACGACAAGCCGCACATTGACCCGACCTGGAAACAGTTTGAGGTCAAACTAAACACAGGCTGGAAGCGCCACTTCCTTGCAAATCACCACATGGCCCGCTCGGTCTATGAGTTTGAGGACGCAATGAGGGAATGGGACCAGCAGATTAAAGACGGGCGCATGGAGCCTTTTTCCATTAAAGTCCACGGCAACCCCGAGCACTCAGCGATTGCTATGGTAGCTGCGGGCATGGGCGTTCATGCCGAGCCTGAGATTAACGAGATTTACGGCAAACCACCGAAAGGAAACACCTAATGCCCAACGCCCCCCAGAAGCCCACTAAGCGCAAACCCAAGAAGGGTGGCCGCTAATGGCTAAGAAAATGAAGCCCGCTAAAAAGGGCAAAGGCAAAGGCTATTAGTTATTCCCTTGCTTAAAATAGAATATCTCGACCGCTCCGCGATTGTTCCCTACGCCCGGAACGCCAGAACGCACAGCGAAGAACAGGTTAATCAGATTGCTGCGTCAATACGGGAATTTGGGTTTACTAACCCGATCCTGGTTGATGAGGACAACGGCCTTATAGCGGGCCACGGAAGGCTACAGGCTGCGATCAAGCTTGGGATGGATAAAGTCCCGGCCATCCGCATGGAAGGGCTGTCCGAGGCTAAGAAACGCGCCCTGGTGATAGCCGATAACAAGCTGGCATTGAACGCCGGCTGGGATTTGGACTTGCTCAAGGTCGAGCTATCCGACCTGGACGCTGCGGGTTTTGATTTGAGCATTACCGGCTTTAGCGACTTGGAACTCGGGGCGCTGCTTGCGGATAAGACCGAGGGCCTTACGGACCCCGATGACGTGCCAGACGTTGCCGATCCCGTGACGGAGTTGGGCGAGGTTTGGGTGCTAGGCAATCACCGGCTGGTATGCGGAGACTGCACGCAGGCTGACGTGGTTGATAAGGCGCTGGATGGCGTGAAGCCGCACCTGATGGTTACGGACCCGCCTTATGGGGTGGAATACGATGCGGCGTGGCGAAACAAAGCACTCCGCGCCGATGGCTCGCCCATTGGGGCCAGGGCCATCGGTGCGGTTATGAATGATGAAAGAGCCGATTGGACAGAAGCCTGGGCGCTATTCCCAGGAGATGTTGCTTACGTTTGGCACGCGGGCAATATGGCTCATAAAGTAGCCGAGAGCCTACTAAACGCAGAACTAAACATCCGCGCTCAGATCATATGGGCTAAGAACCAATTTGTTATCGGGCGCGGCGACTACCACCCGCAGCATGAACCTTGCTGGTACGCTGTACGCAAGGGCAAGCCGGGACACTACGATGGCGGTCGAAAGCAATCGACCATCTGGAACATCGACAAGCCGCGCAAATCCGAAACCGGCCACTCAACGCAAAAGCCCGTCGAGTGCATGAAGCGCCCTATCGAGAACAACAGCAGCGCGGGGCAGGCGGTTTACGAACCTTTCTCTGGCAGCGGCACCACGATTATCGCAGCCGAGATGACGGGCCGCATGTGTCACGCTATCGAGTTGTCGCCACAGTACGTTGACGTTGCCGTGAAGCGATGGGAAGCGTTCACCGGCAAGGATGCCACGCTCGAGGGCGACGGCAGAACATTTAAGGAAATCGAACAGTGTCGGACGAAGAAGGCGGCGTAAACCAAGGTGGCCGGCCTGAGTGGTGCCCGACTGACGACCAGCTAAAGCAGATCGAAACTATGTCCGCGATGGGCATAACCCACGAACAGATGAGCGCCATTATAGGCGTTGATGCCAAGACGCTGCGGAAGCATTGCCGCAAGGAATTAGACCAAGGCTCGATTAAAGCCACGATGAAGGTAGCGCAAAACCTATTCAAACAGGCCACGGAAGAAGGCAACACCGCCGCCATGATATTCTGGATGAAGGCGCGGGCCGGATGGTCTGAAAAGACTAAGACTGAAGTTAGCGGCCCCGAGGGCGGTCCTGTTAAGAAGGTTATTGTTCACACCTTCGAGTCAGGGATTTGATGCTTGATGACGACAGTTCGCGGATGGTTTACACGCCGCGCCCGTTTCAGGCAGCGATACACAAGAAGCTCAAGCGGTTTAATGCGTTGGTATGCCATCGTCGTTTTGGCAAGACAGTCCTCTGCATTAACCAGCTTATCAGCTCAGCCCTTCGGTGTGAGAAAGAGGCCCCACGCTTTGCCTACATCGCTCCACAGCTAAAGCAGGCCAAGACGGTTAGTTGGGATTTCCTGTTGAGGTATTCGGAGCCGTTCAGGGCTTCGGCCAACATCGCGGAAACCCGAGTGGATTTGTTCAACGGGGCGAGAATATCGCTTTACGGCGCGGATAACCCAGACGCGCTACGAGGCATCTATCTGGACGGCGTTGTTATGGATGAATACGCCCAGATGGCTCCTAAGACCTGGACCGAAGTTGTCGGGCCAGCGCTTTCAGATCGAAAGGGCTGGGCCATATTCATCGGCACACCTAAAGGCCGAAATGCTTTCTTCGACCTGTACGATAAAGCCTTAACCAATCCCGAGTGGTTCACCGCCATGTTTAAGGCGAGTGAGACGGGGGTTGTTGATGAGGAAGAACTAGCCAGGTGGAAAGCCACCATGAGCGCCGAGGAATATGCTCAAGAGTTTGAGTGTTCATTCCAGGCTGCGAACATGGGCGCTTACTACGGCAAGCAGATGACCGACGCCGAGACTGAGAAGCGGATAACGCGGGTTCCTTGGGAGCCTACGATCCCCGTCACAACGGCTTGGGACTTGGGCATTGATGACGCAACGGCCATTTGGTTTGTCCAGCAAGTCGCCAGAGAGATACGAATTATTGATTATTACGAGACTTCGGGGGAAGGGCTGGCGCACTACGCCTCGGTCCTGAAGTCCAAGCCCTACGCCTATGGAGAGCATCTATTACCCCATGACGCAGCGGTTAAAGAGTTGGGCACAGGTAAAAGCCGTGTTGAGGTTCTACAAAGCCTCGGCATACAACCAACCGTGGTCCCGGTTCAGAGGGTAGAGGACGGCATTAACGCCGTTCGGATGTTGATACCGAGATGTTGGTTTGACGCTGAGAAGTGCGCTCAAGGGATTAAATCCTTGATGCAGTACCAACGTGAGTGGGTTGATAAGCTCGGCACATGGCGAGCAGCCCCAAGGCACGATTGGTCAAGCCATGCAGCAGATGCGTTTAGATACTTGGCGACAGGCCTGAATCCGCCGCCGAGTGAAAAGCTATTGGACTTAGCCAATTTCAGAATGCCAGGAGTAATATAATCCTAGACGAATACGGCGGGGAAATCGAAGGCCAAGAGGTTGAGACGCCCGAAACAGCCATGCCTAAAGGTATGTCTGATATGGACTTTAAAACCCTGTTGGCGAGCGAGATCAAAGACGCGCTCTCCTACATCGATTCCGACATAGCCCCGGAACGGACGCTCAATTACCAATACTTCCTTGGGGAAATGAATGATGTGCCGGCCATCGAAGGCCGCTCATCTGTCGTTGTCCGAGTTGTGGCGGATTACATCGGCTTCATTCTGCCGAGCCTACTCCGCACCATGATTAGCGGGCGCAAGATTATCGAATACTCTGCCAAGGGCGATATGGATGAGGCGGCTGCCAAGGCTGCGACCGAGTACGTCAATGACGTAGTGCTTCGCCTTGATAACAAGATTGAGCAGGAATGCTACGGCTGGGGCTTTGACGGGCTTGTGAACAAAGTCGGAGTGATGAAGGTCTGGTGGGAAGAAGAAAAAGAAACCGAGGACTTTGACCTTCCCGGCTTGGATGAAATGCGCCTGGTTATGGCGGTCATTCAGATTGAACAGCAGGGCCTCGAGATTATCGCCCACGAGCAAGACGCGGTTACAGGCCTACACCGCATCCAGGCCCGCCGCATCATTGATAAATCGCATGTTAAGTTTGAAGTCCTGCCCCCCGAGGAATTTGTTATCAGCCGGGATGCGCGAAGCCTTGAAGGCGCAAGACTTAAATCCCACCGCTCGTACAAATACGTTGGGGAATTGATTGCCGAGGGCTACCCCGAAGAAGTCGTAATGAAGCTGCCGAGCTATGCGACCACTGGCGGAATGAACAACGAAGCCCAAATCCGCCAGCCTGATATTAACAACTTCTCATCGTCCACGACCGACCCCATGCTCAAGAAGGTCGCGGTCCACTCGGGCACGATCCTCTGCGACAAAGACGGAACAGGGTTGAAGGAATGGTACTTCGTAGCGGGTGGTTGGGAATCTCAGATTGAGGTTCTCGAATGTAAGCCCTTTGAAGACGAGTGCTATTTCTGCGACTTCTGCCCCATTCCTTTGCCCCACCTGTTTTACGGGCGCTGCCCTGCTGACGACCTAATCGAGATTCAGCGGGTCCAGACGGTCCTAGCCCGTCAGGGTTTGGATAACGTGTATTTGACCAACGCGCCTCAACAGGAAGTGCTGGTTAATCAGATTGTTGGGCAGCGGATTGAATACGTCCAGAACAAGTCTCCGGGTGGGATTATCCCCGTCACCGCTCTGGGCACTGTGAACAACGTCACCGTCCCGTTTATGGGCGATGCCGGCCTGAACATGATGCGTTATTGGGATATGCAGGCTGAGAACCGTACAGGTGCCTCACGCAATTCCCTCGGGCTTGACCCGGAAGTTTTACAGAACCAGAGCGCCACGGCTGCGAAGCTGCAAGACAGCTCATCCAAACTGAAGCTGGAAACCATTGCCCGCATTTGGGCGACGGGTGGGATGCGTAAGCTAGGCCGCGCCATTCTTCGCATTCTGAAGCGCCGGCAAGACTTCGTTCGCATCGTAAGGATGAACGGCCAACAGACCGAGATCAATCCCCAGGCTTGGGCTGAGTTGGAAGATTGGGACGTTACCGTGAATACCGGCCTTGGTACGGGCGACCGTATGAAGGACGTACAGGCTCTCGGATTGGTTATTGCGAAGATGGAGCAAGTCCTACAGACGACCGGACCGAATAACCCGGTTGTCTCTATGCCCATGCTCTCGGATGCTTATCAGGATATGGCCGAAGCGTTGGGCATGGCTAACCCTGAGAAGTATTTCAAGTCTCTCCCTGCGGATTGGCAAGCGCCTCCCGCGCCTCCGCAAGAGAACCCGGAAGTGGTTAAGGTCAAAGGGCAGTTGGCGATCCAAGCCCAACAGGCCGAGTTCGACCGCCAGCAGAAGCGCGAACAGGCACAGCTTGACGCCATGCTTGAGCAGCAGTCAGCACAGAACAAAGCCGAGATTGAACAGATACAGGCGGAAGCCGACATTGCCACGAAAGAACGTATGGCGATGATTGAGCTAGGGTTAAAACGCGCCGAGCATGAGCAGAAGCTAGAGCTTGCCGAGCGTGAAGCCGACTTGGCCGAGAAGATCAGAGTCAAGCAGGCGTCAAAGCCAAAGGCTCCATCAACTGAGTGACGATGAGATCGACCAGCCCGAGGCTGCGGAATACTACGACGCCCGCCGCAGACGCAGACGGGCGATCCTTCTACTGCTTATGGGAAACCTATGACGAGAGAACAACGCGCCGAGCGGGCGCTAGAGGTTCTAAACAACCCGATTTACAAAGAGAGCCTTGAGACACTTAAACAGACCTACGTTAAAGCGTTTCGGCAATGCAATTTCAAAGATGATGAGGGCCGCTGGAAATACCAAGTCGCCCTTGATGTTATTGATGGCGTTGAGAGCCATCTCACGGCTGTGCTGAACCTTGGGAAATTAGACCCCAAGCAAGGCCAGGAGTTTCAGACGGACACGATTGCAAAGCGCATCACCCGGATATTCTGAGACTCTCCCCCTACTGAAAGAGACACCTAAATGGATACTCCCAACACGGCGCAAGCCACTGGGCCGCTGACGCTTGAGCAGGGCTTCGCGCAATTCAAAGCCAAGTTGGCTGAGAAAGGCACCCCAAACCCTGACCTAGTGATGACCGAAGAACCAATCGAGGGTGAAGACCCGATATTGGCCGAGACAGAAGAACCAGCTACTGAGGAAGCCGAAGCAGTCTCCGAGGGCGCATCTACAGCCGAAGAAGAAATCTTACCCGATACGGGCAAGATCATACTTCCAGACGGCTCCACGATCACCGCCGAGGAAGCACGTAAGGGTTATCTCCGACAGGCTGATTTCACGAAAAAGACCCAGGAAGTAGCGCGTGAGCGCGAAACCTTGGCTTTTGAAAAGCAGGCCGCTGTTCAACAGATCAGTGGTTTGTATCAGCAGTTAGCGTCACTTCAAGAGACGGAACCAAACTGGTTGCAGTTGGCTCAGACGGTTGAACCGTATGAGTACCAACGGCAACAAGCATACTGGACGCACAAGAATAACGTGATGGCCCAGACGCGCCAAATCATTCAGCAGACGGAGAACCAACGTCTCCAAGCTGAGAGAGCCAAGGCGTTTCAGGACTTGAACTCTGGCGAGTTTGAACCCGCGTGGAAAGATTCCAAGGTTCTGCAAGCCGGACTCACCACGGTATCCGAGTATCTTATTGACCAAGGGTTACCCGCTGAAATCCTCGACGGGATCACTAACACCAACGTCATTAAGATTGCCGAAAAAGCCCGGCGTTACGATGAACTGCAAAAGCAGAAGCCCAAAGCCGCTCTCGCGGTTAAGGGCAAGCCCGCGCCGTTCAAACCGGGTGCCAAATCCACGGCATCGCCTCAGTCTGAAAACATCCGTCTCCTACAAGATACGTTCCTTAAAAACCCCTCGCCGCAGAATGCTGCCGCCTTGCAAACAGCAAGGGACGCAGCCCGGCGTAAATAGGAGATAACTTACTATGGCTCAGATTGCAGTTAACACGACCGTCACCAACACTGGTGCCCGCGAGGACTTGGCCGATACGATCACGATCATCTCGCCCCAGGAAACCCCGCTGTACTCGAACATCGGCAAGAACCAGGCGACCGCCATCAACCACGAATGGCAGACCGACACCCTGGCGAATGCGACGATTAACTCCCACCAGGAAGGCGAGAGCATCGTCGTTTCCACGGCGGCTCAGACGACCCGCCTCGGGAACCTTTGCCAAATCTCGACCACCAGCTACGGTGTTTCCGGCACACTCCGCGCTATCACGAACGCCGGCACTCCCGACCGTTTGAACTTCCTCCGCATGAAAAAGGGCTTGGAACTGCGCCGCGATTGCGAAATCGTGCTGCATACCAACCAGGCGAAGGTTTCGGATACGGGCGGTTCTTCGACCCGTCAGCTTGGCGGCTTGCCGACCTGGATCACGAACAACGTTGGCGTGGATGTGTCGGCTGGTAACGGCGACGGCTCATCGGCCATCCGTTCTTCGGGCGCGACGGCCATCACCTACGAACTGATCTCGTCTGCCCAGCAGCTTGCGTACGAAAAAGGCGGCAACCCTGATATTATCGAGTTGTCCCCCATCCTCAAGCGCAAGTGGTCGCTCCTGGCCTTTGGCACTGCGCCTTCGACGGCTCAGATTCGCTACAACATCGACAAGACCGGAATGTCTATCGCTTACGGCGCTGTTGAAAAATGGCAGAGCGATTTCGGGATGCTCGACATTATCCCGAACCGTCACTTCAAGAACACGGCTGGCACGTTCCTTAATGGTGCCGCGTTCCTGCTTGAGACGGAAAAGCTGGCGGTTGCGACTCTGCCGGGCCGAAACTTCATCGTGCAGAAACTCGCTAAGACGGGTGACGGCGATCAGGAGTTTATCCTGAACGAGTACACGCTTGAGGTTAAAGCCCCGACAGCCCACGCGGCTGCGTACGGCTTGACCTAGGCTTAATGGAAGCGGGCGGGGGAGCAATCCTCCGCCCATTTCTTTAGAGGGCACATGAGATCAAAAACAGCCGGCGAAACGGATTGGGAACTGATGATCGACAATCCCATCACGCTGCAAAAAACCTACGCCAAATGGAACGGAAACAATCTGATTATCCGCGAAACCATCCCGGCTTGGCTTGCCCAGCAGATGCTTGATGAAAACAAGCTGCGGGCGAACAGCTGGACGGGCTGGAGCGGCAAGAGCGGGGCCGTGGTTGCTTCGATCCCCAACAATATCGACCAGGAACTCAAACGCGCCTCCGGGTATGACCCCACAAAAGGCGGCTGGTACGACAAAGACAAATATAACTCGCTCTTGGATGACTCGGACTATGCCTACCTCCGCACTGGTGGAGGGAAAATCGGCAAGAAGAAGGCGCAAGTCGCCGTCAACCAACAGAAGCTGAAGAAAATCATAGGAGTTACGCCCTAATGGCTATCGACACCTATGCAAAACTTCAATCTGAAATCCTCGACACGCTCAACCGGACGGACTTGGTTAGTGACGTAACAGAATACAGCCCCGGAAGCATCGAAGGCGCTGTCCAGAGAGCCATTTCCAAGGCCGAAAAGCGCATTAACCGCCGCATTAGAACAAAGGCGTTTGAGACTTCGACCACGTTCTCAACGGTTGCGGGAACGGAGACTGTTGCAGTCCCCGCTGACTACACGGCGGTAAAGACGTTCAAAATTGAGAACAGCCCGAACGTGGTTTTGACCCAAAAAGACCTGACGACTCTCTACAACGATTACCCCTCGACAGCTACAGGGCTTCCGAACTCATTTTCAGCGTATGGGACCAGCTTTTACCTCCGCCCCATCCCTGACGTAGTTTATTCAATGAAGCTCTATTACTACAACGCGCCAACGCCGCTCAGCACGTCGAACACATCCAACGCCCTGCTAGTCAATTACCCCGACTTGCTCTTGTACGGCGCTCTTATCGAATTGACGGCCCATATCGAAGATGATTCCCGCATTCAGTTGTGGAAGGGCGCGTTCGATGAAGGCATTAAGGACGTAACCGACGACAACACGTTGAACCGTTGGTCAGGTGTGCCGATCCGTTCCGCTGTTGATATTCGAACGGTTATTTAATGGGCCTCGTGTCAAACCGCACCGATGATATTGAGCAATATGTTGGCGAGCAGCTTGCCGCGCCCCCTTACTTCCCGCCCTATACGGCGGCGACTAAGCCCACTTCGCTCAAATGGCGGAACCGGGCGATTTACATCAGCGACACCTCAAAACCAGCCTGGATGGATTCAACCGGCACATGGAAATACGCAGACGGGAGCGCGGTCTAAATGACTGATACAGCGACCAATAGATACAAAGCCCGGCAGCAGTCCCAAGGCTCAAATACAAACACCTGGGGCGATGACAAGCTAAACGAAGTCCTGCGCCTTCTGGACCGTGGCTCCAAGGGCTATGAATCCATCGCCATGACCGGCGATACAACGCTCTCATGGTCAAACTACGTTGCGACAAACAGCGGCCAGGTTGCCATTCTGAAGCTGACGGGTTCTCTGTCATCGGCAGCAAGCCTCACCGTTCCCTCCGCAGAGTGGAATTGGGACTTAATCTGGAACACGACAGGCCAGACCGTCACGGTCAAGACTTCTGCCGGCACAGGGGTGGCTATCCCTAATGGCCGGCAAGTCCAGGTGTTCTGTGATGGGACAGACTGTTACTTCGCCACATCGAATTACCTTGGTTTGGGCATCACCGAGACAAACAACCTTGACCTGATGGACAAACTCGCGGTCGAGACTGCTATCGCAACGGCATCATTGCCGGCAACTGCCGGTACGGTCCTCGTATCAGCCACAGACACAACGGCGGGGTACCTTGGAGCAAAAGTAGCGGTTGCGGGCGACATTGCCCTCACGACGCAAAATCCTGGGGCCAATGAATCCGCGCTTTTCACCCACACCCCATATTGGAACACGCCGCGCAGCTTAACCTCTGCGTCCAGCCCGATTACCGCACTTAACCGCGATGTGCTGCGCCTCAATACGTCAGGTGGGGCTATTACAGTTAACCTCCCGGCATCTGGGCGCGTGTGGGTTTACGATGCGTCGGGCAATGCGGTTTCAAACAACGTCACGCTGGTTCCGGCTGGGGCCGACACAATCACGTTTAACATTATCGACTCAGCGTACTTCGGCGCTCAGTGGATACGCACAGGAACAGTCTGGGATTTGGCATAATGGCTAGAACAAGCACACTCGGCAGCAGCGGCGGCGTTCACTTCAAAGAGCCTCGCGAATTTATGCGCTCCAATGTGGCGGCGACCATATTGGCGACCGTGGACGCGGCGGGGTCTGCGACCAATTCAGGCGTTGCCGGCTTCTTCACGGAAATGGGTAAACGCGGGCTCGCAGACGACACGAACTGGACAGCCGACACCTACAAAACCGTTTTGTCTATTTCCAGCGGTTCGGGCCTTGTTGCTTACGTCATAGGCCCAACCGGGCTTTCGGGAACCCCAACCACCACATTTGAGATCACGGTGGATGGTGTGCTTTCGACTGTGGCTGTGGTCGCTACGACCACCGGCCAGCGTGCGGTATTGGGTCCGATATTCCCCCACGCCTCAATGTTTACGACCACGCTCCTTTACCAAGTCGGCTCCAACTCAGTGAACGCCGGGAAGGATACGGGGGTTTATTCGACAAACGCAGCAACGGTTGGGTGGGGAGTGTTGAGGGGCATGGGGACGCCGTGTTTGTCATTCAAAACAAGCCTTCTGATCCGAATTAAATCATCTGAGAGCAACAGCACTACCACCGCCCAAGAGCGTCAGTCAGCAGTCCAATATGTGAGCGCTTCATGATTATAGAAAAAGTCACCTGTTTCCCGAATGAGGGGACGCCAGAGGTTATCCCCGGCAATCCTCAGCAGGGCCATCTTGTCCGCATCACAACGGACAGCGGGGCCGTGATCTATGAGCGGTTTACAGTACAGACCCCTTTGCCTGCAGTTCCGATCACCATGACGGACAAGCAGTTCCGGGCTTATGCCGCGCAAAGGCTTGGCTCGGCCTCTGCCGTTGGGACCGTTTGGAAAGCTGCAAAGGACAGTACCGACCCTGACGTTCAATACGCCTTCATGGCGTGGTCAAAGGCCCAGACTTACGACAAGGCCGATGTTGCACAACTCTGTTCCGCGTTGGTCCCGACTTGTATGACCTCGCAACAGCGCACAGCCCTTTTGGCAAACTGGCCCGAAGTCTAGATGTTCGTAACCATCCCGCTCGCCCCACAGGTTGTCCGGGACGAGAGTGAACTCGCTGCCAAGCCGTACTATATCGACCAACTCAACATGCGTTCCGTCAACGGGAAGATGGAAACGCGGTACGGTCAAGAATTGGCCTGTAGCTCCGCCCTGACGGGCATTTGTCGCGGGGGTATGGCGTGGGCTGATTTGAACAGAACCGCATGGGCGGCGTTCGGAACGCATCTGCGGGTGCAGGTAATCGACCAGGACGGTATACTATACGGCATAACCCCGGTTATTGAACGCGGGGCGCTATCGAGTGCGTTCACGGTTTCAAGCGGCTCGGCCACGATTACGGTAACAGACGACGCCCACGGGCTTGTTGCTGACCAGCTAATTACGTTTCCAGGTACGTCCTCGGCGGCAAACGTCACGATTAACGGGGATTATGTAGTCTCTACCGTACAAAGCTCGTCGGTTTACGGGTTTTTGGCGACTTCGACGGCCAACCAATCGACCGCGGGGGTTGGACCCTCGGTTATTGACTACGAATACCACTTAAAGCCCGGCAACCAGTCCAATCTTGGCGGCTTGGGCTACGGAACGGGCGGATACGGCTCGGGCGGGTATGGTTCCCCAAGCTCAAGCCAGGATTTGAACGCTCGGACATTCTCATTCGCGCAATGGGGACAGAATTTAATCGTAAACCCGAATTGGGGTGGCGTTTATGAGTGGGCACCTAACGTAACGGCCACGGAACTTGTAACGGGCGGGGATTTTTCGTCTACAAGCGTGTGGACGTTTGGGTCTGGATGGTCTTTAGGCTCTGGAACCTCGTCAGCCTCGGCAAATACGGGATCGCTTAGCCAATCCGTCACGCTAAGCCGCTCTGCCTGGCATCTTTTGGACTTCGACACGACCCGAAACACCGGGACCGTCAGCGCACTCATCAATAATTCTACCGTTGTATCGGTATCCTCAAGCCAAACGACTAAAATTGCGTTCTTCTCGCCTGTCCAAACCAGCCAAACCATCGCTTTCAAGAATGATGGGGCGTTTAATGGGCGCATTGATAACGTTTCGATTAAAGTCCTGACCACGGCGGAGAGAATTAACGGCGCACCCTCAAGCGTCGGCTCGCTCTTTGTCACGGCGGAACGTAACCTCGTGGCTTGCGGGACTGTAAACGTAAACACGGGCATCCTTGACCCCATGCTGGTCAGGTGGTCAGCGGCTGAGAATAACCAGGATTGGGTAGGCTCTGCGGCGAACGTGGCGGGGAGTTATTTGCTCTCCCACGGCTCGGAGATCGTCAGAGGCATCGCAGCTAATCGTGAGAACCTAATCTTTACCAATACCGCAGTTTACAGAATGCGGAGCGTTCCCGACCCCGGCACGATTTACGCCTTCGACCTGCTAGGCGAGGGCTGTGGGCTTATCGGGCCAAACGCTGTGGCTCAAGTCAATGGCGCGGTGTTCTGGTGTTCGCCACAAGGACACTTCTACCAATACGCCGGAGGATTGCCGACGCCTCTTGAAAACCCATCGGGCAGAGACTTCCGCGATAACCTCGCTGACGTTCAAGGGTCAAAGATTTACGCCGGACACCTTACGGCACTCTCGGAAGTCTCATGGTTCTACGCAGACGAACGCGACGGAATTGAGTGCTCAAGAGTGCAGACCTATGACTATATGAAAGCGACTTGGGTATCAGGTGCCTATCCTCGGACAACGTATATCGACGCGGGCGTGTTCCCGTTCCCTATCGCTACAGACCCCAACGGCGCTATATTCTTTGAGGAAAAAGACTTCTCAAATGACGGCTCTGCCAGATCGACCATGCTTGAGACTTCTTACTTCAACGTAGGCCAAGGCTCGGGCAATAACTTCGCAACCATCATGGGTGTGCGTCCTGATTTCGACAACCTCCGTGGTGGGGCGCAGATCACTTTCTATTCTAAACTCTATCCCCAAGACGCCAGCCCTCGGACTTACGGGCCGTATAACATCACGGCAGCGACGAAGCGGATTAGCGTTCGCATTAAAGGCCGTCAGATCAAATACAAGATCGAGACTACCGACGCCCCCACATTTTACCGGGTGGGCGATATGACGTTTGACATAAACGAAAGCGGCCAGAAAAAGTGATTTGGGAAGTTGTCCAAGAATGGGCGAAGTGCCGCGAGGCGCTTTTACCCGCCATTGAGATGACCGGCGGGACTCACACTGAGGATGACGTTCTGACAGCTTTGATCCAAGGCCGGATGCTTCTGTGGAGAAACGGCAAGTCAGCACTCGTTACGGAGTTTAGCCAGTTTCCGAGAATGAAGGTTATCAACGTGTTCTTAGCTGGCGGCGAGTTAGAGGACATTATGCCATTGCAGAAAGACATTGAGAACTTCGGACGCAAGAACGGGTGCCAAAAGGCGACCATGCTTGCGGCAAGAGATGGATGGTTGAGAACGATTGAAGGCGGCACAAAGGCCGGTATTTACATGACGAAGGATTTATAGATATGAGCGGCAACGCACCCAGCGGCAGTCTCAACGCCAATTATAGCAAGAGCAAGCAGTATAGCTCTGCAACGCAAAAACCCATTCTATCTGACCAATGGACCGGATCCTTTGACCGCGCAACCGGGAACATGAATGCCGGAGGTTATACACCAGATCAGGCTACCGGGTCAGATTGGATCAGAAACAATCTCAACACTAATCCTGTGGGGACGCAGCGGGGCGTAACCAATCAATACATCAATGATGTTCAGGGCGCGATTGGCGACATTAACATGAACGGGCTTAATCAGTTCGCTACGGGTGCCGCGAGACAAGCCGACTACGCCGGGGACGTTACTGCAAAGACCGGCGCAGGCTTTATGGACGCCTACAAAAACCCCTACCAGACGGACGTAATCGACGCATCTATCGCAGACTACAACGCAGGCGCAGACCGGGCCTTGAGTGGTATGAGGGCGGGTCGTGATGCTGCCGGGGCTTTCGGTGATCGTGCTGCTATCCAAGACGCGGTGTTTAATGCCGACGCCAACAGAGGCTTGGGTTCACTGGTGAGCGGGCTTCGTTCTCAAGGCTTCAACACCGCCGCAGGTTTCGGGATGCAGGACGCCAACCGAGACTTAACGGCTGGAATGTCTAACCAATCTGCCCGCGCCCAAAACAATCAATTCAACGTCAATGCTGGATACCAAGGCGATCAACAGCGCATCGGCGCTTACAACGATATCGTGAGAAACGGCATCAATGCTGCTGGGTTGTCTCAACAGCAAATGGACAATGTTGTGACTGAAAACGGCATCAATGCAGATGCCGCAAGAAACCTGTTCAACATGGGTAGTATTTCTCAAAGCCAGCTTAACCAGATTCTCCAACTTTCTGGCGAAGCCAACGGGAACCAGATCGACTCAAAAGGCGGCTCAAGCTCCAAATCCAAGGGCGGGAGCGTAGGAACCTAACATGGCAGGCGCATTACCTCTCGCTCTCGGTGCTGCGGGCATCGGGGCTAATCAATACCAGGGCATGAAGGCTAGGGAAGAAGGACAACGGCTGCTTAGCGGTGGTAACGCCGCGGCCGGTGCCTTGCTCCGTGGTGCCCAACTTTCACCACAAATGAACACGCCGCTGAAGGTTACGCGGTCTGAGGTTATGCCGCCGATGCTAAACGCGGGGGATGCTTCGTTCTCGTATAGTGGGGGGCAACCTCAAGCGCCAAAATCGCTCATGGACCCGCAAACCCGCCTTGGGCTTGAAACGCAAGTTATGGGCGGTCCTTTACAGATGTACGCGGCGCAGCAAGCCCAGCAGGCGAAGGCGAACGAGCTGTACACATTGAATCCCGGTGACGTTCGAATGCAGGGAAATAAGACAGTCGCCTCCGCGCCGTTCGCGCCTAAGGACCCTGAAGTTTTTAAGTTTACGAACATGCAGCGGCCCGGCACGAATGATGTCAAGACCGCGCGTACACAAGCGGAAATGGACGACTTAATTGGGAAGGGCTACGCGCAGGCCGGGAATACTGTCCCGGGTGCGCCGGCACCGAAGGACCCAGAGAAGCCAGACTATAGCCGTGTTGATTACTGGCGCGGGCAGATCAAACCGGAATTACAGGCCGCCAACGAGGCGATGCTGTCTTACAACAAACTGAATAATTCGATCAACGAAGGTGGGGCAGGGCTAAGCACCGCGATTCAGCTTCTCCAAAAGATGATTGACGAAAAGGGCGTTGTTCGCGGTGAAGACGTTACGATGTACCAGCAAGCGCAGCCTGTTCTCGACGCCCTTAAGCAGGAATTGCAGACAAGTAGCGATGGTAAGTTAACGGCGGAATCTAAGGTCAAGCTCTCCACGCTTGCGAAGTCTCTCGCAAAGACGAGAACGGATGCCTTCCAAAGTAACTACAGGGCGATGATCCCGAATATTAGAAGTGAGAAAGTGAACCCGAGCCAGGTTGTGCCTGATGAGGTTTTGTCAGGGTTTGCATTTAAGGATGCCGCCCCGGCGAACACTCTTAGCCAGCTTCCTCAGGACGCCGTGCAGGCTCAAGACGCTAAGGGCGTCTATTACACATCTCCGTCTATGCCCAACAAAAAGATTAGGCCTCAGTAATGCCGTATGTGATCGAGGACGATATCCCGACAGTAAGCGACCAGATTGGCCGGCAAACGGGCCTTATGGCCCGTACAGGCGTGAAGGCTATCACTGGTATTCCCGCGATGGTTGGCGATGCTGCAAACGCCGCTGTGAACTATGGGATACGCGGTGTAAATTCTGTAGCCGGCTCAAAAATCCCCGAACTCGGGCTTGTCAGCACAGCCGTTGACCAGGGCTTGAATAAGATCGGCCTACCGCAACCCGAAAACTTCATGGAGCGGCTGAACGAAGTCTCTGGTTCGGCTTTGGGCGGTGCTGGCTTAATGGGCGGCGTGTCGAAGCTGCTCAGCCAAACCCCGCAAGTCGCCGGGTTGCTCGGTGAATTTTCCAAGGCTCCTATTGCCCAGGCGGTCGGCGCTGGGACAGGTTTGCTTTCTACTGAAGGCGCTCAGAAACTGGGCATTGAAAATCCATACGCCCTTATGGGCATTGGTATGCTCGGCAGTGTCGCTGGCTCAGGGCCTCAGGGGGCTGTTGGCGCAATTCGCGCCGCTTCCGCTCCGTTTAGACGGGTTGGTCAGGATGTGATTGTGGGCCGCGCCCTCAATAGCCTCTCCACCACACCAGAGGCTACCGCAGCACGCCTCGCGGAATCCCAACAAATTGTCCCAGGCTCGGCCCCTATGGTTTCGCAGGTATCGCGTGATCCTGGCCTAGCTGGGGCTGAATCCGCCCTGCGTGGGATGGATGAGCGCAATCTCATCGGGAACAGGCTTTCTCAGCAAAATAGCGCGAGAATGAGCGAACTTAACCGAGTAGCACGCGACGAAGCGACAGTCACCCAGGCCACGGCTAAGCGGGATAGCACGGTTGATGATATTCTAACCCCAGCCTTTGAAAATAAGACGCCAATTCCGTTAGGCAGAGAGTGGATAAATAACCCTGTCCGCCGTAGAATACAGAGTATTCGCGAAACCCCGGCTGGTGCGCGCAAGACCGTCCGAGACGCAATGGACGAGGCCGAGGCACTTCTAACTCAAGACGGCGTAGACATTACTGATGCTGAGACTCTTTACGAAATTCGCAAAGATTTGGCTCTTGCCAGAGACGGCAAACTTGTCGGCACAGGAAGATCAGGCGCAGAGCTTGCCAACCTCCGAACGGCCCGCACTCAGCTCAATGACGTTATTGCGGCTTTGGACGAGCAAATCGAAACCGGAGCGCCCGGTTATCGAAAATACCTTGACCTATACTCCAAGCGCAGCATTCCGCTGGACCAACTTGAAGCTATCCAGACGATACGCCAAAGAGCAATCCTCGCCACCCCGGACCCGGTAACCGGGGAGTCTGTTCTCTCCCAAGCCAAATTTACAACGTTACTGCGTAATAACCTTGATAACGGGCTTAACCTTCGCGGGCTCGGACCTGACGGGGCGAAACTCTCACAGCAGCAGATTTCTGCATTGGACCGCGTCGCTGCCGACCTTGATAGAGGCTCGGCCCCGAACGCCGCGACGGTAAGGGTGCCAGGGTCAGACACATTCAAGAACATGAGTGTGGCTGCTGTTATTGGGCGCATTCTTGGCGATACGGCGGCGGAACTTGCGAGCGATAACTCCACCGTAAAAACGTTGGTTCGTCCGCTCAACTTCCTTTACCGTGTCCCGGATCAGCAAATCCAACAGATGATGATCGAAGCTTGGCTAGATCCGCGCCTCGCATCCCAACTCATGCGCAGGGCGACCGAAGCGGACGTTCAAAGCGTTGCCAAACAACTTGGCGATAGCCTTGGCCGGCAAGCCACAGCAAACGCAATTTACGGATCAAGATAACTGCGCCTCCGATCCCAGCGGTAACTAGGACCGAGGGCTAACCCCGAAACACCTTTATTGGAGGCGTGCCGTGGCTACCACAATGATACCCCGGAAATGATGGATGAAAACCCCGTCGCCACAGCCGCAAAGCTAGAATCCCATGAAAAGGTCTGTACCGAGCGGTACGGGGAAATAAAGCAAGCGTTCTTAGACGTTAACGCGAGGCTTGATAAGATTAATTACGGCATCATCGGGCTGTTGATCGCACTAGTGGGTTGGTTGCTGATTAACGGACAACCCTGGACGCACGCAGGATAATGGCAGGTCGCAAGGTCTCCACCGAAGCTCTACAGCAGTGTGTAGACGCGGTGGCGCTGACGCGAGGGAATAAAGCACAGGCAGCCGATAACATCGGCGTAAAGATAAATACGTTCAAACATAGATTAAAGCTTGGTGAGAAGCAGGGGCTTACGCCCCGTGAACTACCAAAGTCAGATGATACTGCGCTTCACCAGATTATCGAGAGTCTGCGGTCGGAGTTAGACCAGACCCGAGAGCAGCTTGCCAAATCCACTAAACCCCACTTCACCGTTCGCTCCGACACTTCCCATCGTTCTGGAAAAATCCGCGTGGTGTGTATCGGAGACGCCCACGACTCCCCCGACATTCCTGATAAGTCCCGCTTTCGTTGGATGGCTGAATATATCCGCCAAGAAAAACCAGACATTGTTATTCAGATTGGCGACTTTGCCACGCTCGACAGCCTAAACTCCCACGTTGGGAACGAAACTTACGGCGGGAAATCAAAGCCAACATTCATGGCGGATATGGAGAGTTTCAATAACGCGCTAGGTGAAATGGACCTGGACGGGATTGAGCATCATGTGACGTTGGGCAACCACGAACGCCGTTTATTTCTCTTTGAGGAACGCGCCCCCGAGGCTTACGGGATGATGCAATGCGAACTCCAAAAGGTATTTGAGCGGCACAAGTGGACGCAATCACCATATGGCGTCCCATATGTCGTTGGCGGTGTTTCATTCGTACATTGCGCCCTTAACTCTCTCGGGAAATCCTACGGCGGAAAGAACGCCGAGGGCACGATAGCCAACGATGCCGTGGGAGATTGGGTTATCGGCCACTCTCACAGAGAACGGATGCACCGCGCTCCGAAGCTAGGCGGAAATAACTTCGTCAAGATCATCAATGTCGGCTGCGCACTTCCTGACCTGCATGTTGAAGCCTACGCCCAGCACACCCTAACGGGTTGGTCGTTCGGCATCGCCGATATGATTATTCAGCACGCGCATGTGCAGGACTATCGCTTCGTAACGATGGAACACTTGGGCGAGACATATGGCTAAGAGTCAAACCCCAGAACCCGTCAACCTCACCGTTATCAGGCTCGGAAAGTCGTTCTCCTACAGCCTTGCAACTGAAATGGATTGGGCTGTTGTGTTTGACGCCATCCTCGAAATCAAATCTGTGAAACCTGCCGGCAAGTTTTATTGGCCCCTAGATTCAATGACCTTCTGGAAGGTTGAACCCGTAACCTCAATGAGTCCTCACACATAAGCTACATCATAGTCTTTCTCCTTATGACGCTTACCGATTTTGTCTGGGCACAATACACGGCAGCGATAGCCAAAGACAAAGCTTTCCCCGCGGGGCTTTGGTCGATTGGAATCATCCTGTTTGGGTCATACGTCACAAAATCATACGTTGATGACTACTGGATGATTATTCCAGCCTCAATCGGCGCATTCGCCGGGACGTTTCTATCAGTAAAATTAAAGGTTGGCCGCTAGTGAAAGCTCACGACCTCATAGAGCAAGCCGCAAAGCTTGTAGCCAATGACAGAGATAAATCCCACGGCAGCAAACAGCCCAACCATCAGAACATCGCAGACCTATGGAATGCTTACCTGGGGAGCCAACTTAAAGAACCCCTTAAGCCATCTCAGGTGGCAGCACTTATGTGCCTTTTGAAGATCGCCCGAACAAAAATGGGCACATTCAACTTAGACAACGCCGTCGATGCCGCAGGGTACGCCGGGATTATGGGTGAACTGATGATATTGGAGCAGGACTAAAATGGGCGACGTTATCCAAATGCCGATCAGAACCCCGGAGAGCGTTTTGCAACTCGCCATCAAAGAGAACTTAACCAACGTCATTGTCATTGGCGAAACCCAGGACGGGTCAACTCACATCTCAATGAGCAGTAACGACATTCCGCTTGCCGTGTTTCTTTTGGCCGTGGCGAAGAAAGCACTATTAGACGAAAGCCTTACAGGTGATGAATGAGGCTAGATGTGCGCCCAATTCTTTCGGTCTCTAATCTTATAAATTATGGCCGGGGAAACCCCTAACTTAAGCGCGATGGAATTGCAGGAAACTCCAGATTTGATCAATTTTCTAATTTCGATCACTTCGGGTTCTTTAAGTTTGTGACTAGGGTGGTTTTCACCGCGAAGATTAACCAACCCTATTTCCCATTGGTGTTGGGTATTTCTTGCAAGAGTTACCCACTCAAGGTTTCCCAACGAATTATTGAGTTTGTTGCCGTCAATGTGGTTGATCGAAAGATCAGGGGCATACCCTTCTATAAAGGCGCGGCCAATAAGTCTGTGAACTGTGTACTTAGTTCTCCGCCCGTTAGCCTTAAGCTGAATTGTGAGGTACCCGTTATGGGCAATGTACGGAGAAAAGATAACGCCCGTTCTGCGCTGGGTATTCTTAAGGCCTTCGCGGACACTTTCGGAAACAAAACTTGGTCTCCTAACGCGGCCTAAAGACGACGCCTCAATATGAGGTTCGACGCCTGGAACTTTGCGCCATTCTTCCATTTAAGTTCTCCAAAATGCTTTAATTTATTATACATCGGGCCGCCTAAAATGAAAATATCCCAACAAGGCATAGACTTAATAAAATCGTCAGAAGGCTGTAAACTCAAAGCATACACCTGCCCTGCCGGGGTCTTAACGGTCGGGTTTGGCTCAACTGGTCCGCATGTTCACGAGGGCATGGAGATTACTCAAGCCGACGCTGACTTATTGCTTCGCATGGACTTGAACCGCTTTGAGAACGCAGTTAACAGAACATGCCCTAAAGCCTCGCAGCCGCAATACGACGCAATGGTGAGCCTTTGCTATAATATTGGGGAAGGCGCGTTTGCTAAATCATCGGTTGCTCGCCTCCACAACGCCGGGAAACCAGCCGAAGCCGGTCAAGCCTTCATGCTGTGGAATAAAGCCGCCAAGAAGGTCAGCCGAGGGCTTACGGCTCGCAGGGCGAAGGAATCAGCCCTTTATCTCTCAGACCAATTCCACGCTGATTATGTACCTCCTGCCGAAGCCGAGGGCGAAAAGCCGCTTTCATCGTCCAGGTCGATCAATGGACAGGTTGGCGCGGGCATTGCTACCGCAGGGACCGTCATTGCGGGCCAGATCGACACCACGACCATTACCGAAAACTCTGGCTTAATCATGCAATTCCTACCCTATCTCAAGGAATATTGGTGGGTTCTATGTGCCATAGGTGGGGCGTTCCTGATCTATGGTATGTGGGGACGTATTAGCGACCGTCTGAGCGGGAGGGCGTAATGGCGTGGTGGGATAATCTTACAGCGTTGCTCGGCGGCCCCAATAACCCCGAAATCAATAAAGCCCGTTTGCTTGCCCAAGACGACTACGCAAACCAAGTGGCTTCGACGGAAGGCCAAACGCCTTCAATGCTGTCACAGGTCATGCTTGGCATGGTTCCCGGTATGGGCGTTGCGGGTGCGATGGGTTACGGCCCAACATACGCAGACAAAAACGATTTTATCCCGTCAGGCTTTGAGAAAACCGGGGAGACTTTGCTAGGCAACGTAAAGCAGGGCAACTACGGCCAAGCATTATTGCAAGGTGTTGGCGTTGTCCCTGACGTTGGCTACACAGCGGGATTATTGAAGGGCGTGAACCCCGCAATGAAGGCGATTGATAAGGCTACAGGCGTTCCGAGTACGTCTATGGAAAGGGGGATGTTCGCGGGAGTGAATGCGAAAACCGCAGACACGGCGGCGCTAAAGGTGGCGGAAGAACTAGAAGCCGCAGGAACTAACGCAGACGACATTTGGAAGCAAACTGGCTGGGGCCGTGGCGCTGACGGGAAGTGGCGGTTTGAGATTGATGATAGCGGGGTAAAGTATTTTGGAGCGCAGTTTGGTGGCGATCAGAATAATTTAGGTCGCGCTTTAAAACACGACAACTTGTTTGGGGCATACCCAGATTTACAGAGCGTTCGTGTAAAGGGACCACCTGGGACCGGCGGGGAATATCAACCCATAAAATCTGGGAGAAACCAAGACGCTATAAGTGTTGGTCTGCATGAGGATAACCAAGCCTCAACGGCCTTACATGAAACGCAGCACGCCATACAGAAAAGAGAGGGATTTAGGGGCGGTGGTAATGCAGCGCAGTTTTCCAGCGGCCCAATGTTTGACAGGGTGGCCACTGATATGACCGCAGATTTCAGTAAGCTTATGACGGGGTCTGTCAATGGAAGGCCCGCAGAATGGATGGGGGCGCTAAAATATGGCGACCAGAATGCGTTATCTAACATAGCAAAAAACTACGGTTTCCCATCCGTAGACGACGCCATGAAGTTTATTAGCGAACAAGACGAAATGCGAACGCCTTTTGGGCAATATCGGCGTGTTGCCGGGGAAGTCGAAGCCCGTAACGTCCAGACCCGCATGGACTACACACCGGAACAACGCCGCGCCGCGCCGCCGTGGACAACGGAGGACGTTGCAAGAGATAAGCAGATTGTGCGGCTGTTGGGCGGGAAGTCCGCTGCTAGTGAGCCGCCCGGATTATTGGGGGCTGCGTCGGTGGAAAGGGGCGGGGTTGGGGGGAAGTTAGTTTTAGACGAAAAGCAAGCGGCTCAGGCGTATAAAGATTATGTCGTTCCCGAAGGCTGGATGGTTCATGGCCGACATGGACAGCAAACATTAAGAGACGATGTTGTTTCCCAAGTGACTCAAAACTTTGATGTCGCCGACCAATATGCCGGGAAAAACGGCTCGGTCTGGCTGATGCGTCCGAATAAAGACACAGTAACCTTGGATTTAAGCCATCAAGGCAATGGTATTTCTAAGATTGAATCGGCATTTAAGGATTCGTTCAAAAAAGGGCAGTTTCCAGAGGAACTTGATCTCCCAGATAATGCTGACGAAGCGTGGAATATTATCAAAGGAGATTTCCAACCCGAGGACATTGTAAACAGCGCCGGAGCTTACGATAGCCCTAAAATTATTGAATGGCTTTATGATAAAACCGGCGCGGATTACATCATTACTCCAAACGGCGGAGTCGTTCTTAATCATAGTGCGCTCGATAAAATTAAAGTCCCGAGAAACTAATAATGCCCACCCCATTCTCCCTCGCCCCATACCTAGCCCTCGGTGGGATTCTGTTAGCCGCTATGTCCTACAGTGTTGGTTCCTACAACGGCCATAAGGCCGAGAGGATTAAATGGGAGGCCGTCAGGGCTACCGAGCGGGCCGACGCGGCTACCATACTAGCCAAAGCCGAGGCGGCTGCCAGAGAGGCGGAAAACCGGGCCAGCGTGGCCGCAATGAAGATAGGTGAAACCCATGCCAAAGCTTTGCAAGACATTGAGCGTTCTCGCGCTGATTTCTCTCGCCGGCTGCACATCGCGACCGGATCGCGCTGTCCCAACGCCTTGCCCACTCCCGCCGCTGATACCGGGGCCGCTGCGGACACTACCGCCCGCCGCGACGATGGACCTGGAGGGGTTAATTCTGGATTTAGCCTCCGGGACGCAGCCCTAGAGCTTCAAGCGTATGCCAAAAGCTGCAATGCTTGGGCTATGCAGATTGGCCGGTAGCAGTCCTTTCGTAGACGGTTAAGCGCGGAACCGCGTTGTCCGCCATCACCGCGCCGAAACCCACCCGCTTTAGTTCTCCGTCAAATACATAGTGGTACACCGTCATTCCCGGCGCGTCGGGTTGCTCTATGAGCGTGGTGCGCGTTTCATTGGCGTCGGCGTAGTCGGTGCAATACCATGTGTTGAACGGGAAGTCGGGGCCGTTGGGCTGTTTAACGCGGTTTGGCGTGGTGATGACCGACCCTAGCCACGTGTTGATTTCCAGAACAGGCTCTCCGGGCCATATGTCCAGGCATCCCGCATTGGCAACTTCACGGATTGCGCCGAGTTTGGTTTGTTGAACGAGCGTATTGACCAGCCCTGCCGGGACTTCGGTTTGCTCCACACCGACCGGGCCATACACTCTGGCGATGGCTGGCCGTCCGTTGTGCGCATAGCGCAGATTTGTGATGCGGAAGGACTGCACCTGCTCGACTTCTTCTCCGTCCCATCCGAGCCGCTTGGCCTCCGGGTCATAAAAACCCGTCCCACGTTCTTCCGCTGTTCTTCCTCGCTCAATGTCGGGGTCATGGCTTGGTCCTTCAAAAGAAACGGGGTGAGCCGAAGCCCACCCCGATAGGTTATGCGTAAGTTTTGTCAACGTGCTTCGGTGGCTTGCCAGCGCCATCGTGGACTAGCCCGACATAGCGAACTAGTTTTAGTTTGGCGTTGGTGTTGTGTTCAAATACGCCTTCATGGTCTGCCCACCATTCCGTTGCACCCTCTAAGGCGTAGATACGGACATTGGGGTTTTCCTTAAAGTCAAACAGGTGGCCCCAATCTCTGTGGACCTGTTTGTGCAGCGCCTTTATCATCTTGTCTTGGTCATCACCTTCTACCCACGATGAACCGCCGCCGATTATAGAGATGGCGAGGTAAGTGCGGGCCGCCGTCTTGTCGTTCACCTTGGCTTGTGCCATGATGTCTGTTCTCCGATTAACGATGTCAAAGAGCCCCGGCGTTTCAGCGCCGGGTGCCTCACACTTCATGTGCGCGACAACGCCATTATAGCAAATCGACTTTTGTGTTTTTTGCATCTCGCTCATTTTTGCGCTTGCAAACCCACACCCGCTTGAACATCTCGCGCTAAAAAGTATTTGTTGACGCGATAGAATGTGAACAAGTCGCGCACTTTTCGGCAAGCCAGAGTGAAGTAGTGCCGATGTTTGCGATGTAACAATTCGTGATAATTGCCATTCTCCCTACTCCTTCACTTCCGAGGTTCTGAGGGGGCAGTCAGCCACGCGGCAATGTTTTGTGTCCATGATGCTATCGGAGTGGTCATAACAGCCTCGTTTGCTATTGTGGCCGACACACACCGCCACGCACCCAGCCGGTATCTGGTTCTTCACCGCCGCGTCACGCTCTGCGGTTAGGGTGGCGATGGTGGTACACAACTTGATAACTGTTGTAGATGTGTCCCTGTAAAACTCTCTCGACAACTGACCATCAGGTGCAGTGATAGCACATAGACCTTGCAGCAAATCCATCACGCCTGGAAATGCGTCTAACTGTTCATTACCTCATGGCTGTATCATGTTCCCGCCTGTATTTAATGCCATGCGGGGAGGCTTTCCAATAGTCTGCAGCAAGCTGCGTTAAGTCCACCTTGAAGGTATAACCCCCATGAACCTGTGTATGCCCAAGGGCGCATAGTGGAACCTGTTGGTCATCACCCCCGCCAGCCCCGCGAGTTGTGTCGTGGTGTGCTTCCATCCGGCCCGTACATTCATGCTTCATTGGCGAACCTAACGGAGTGAACCCGTCAACGTCCACAAGGGCGCAGACGCAGCCGCGTAACCATTTCCCATGCCCGGGGCATAGAATAGGCGCGTCCTCTTTGCGAGGCATCATGCGGACCTTGGGCTTACGTTTGGGGATCATGTTAAATTAACCAACGCCCTTTGGGTTGATGCGTTCGACCGCATAAGTTCAACATACGTCCGATATACATCGTAAGACACCCGCGCTCTGTTAGCTTCCTGCCGAGCCTTGGCAATGGCTCCCAGGTGTTCCATGAACGCGGGGCTTATACGGGCTTTGGCCTCACGTTCGGCAACGCTTCCGTCTGTAGCCACAAATGAGTTTGCAAGCACTGACTTCTGGACTTCTTCCAGGGCTTTGTATGCTGCGTCTTTGTCGGCCCAATCGTCACCACGCTTGCGGAGTTCGCCGGCAAGGCGTTCGGCTTCGATAACTAGCCCGTCATGGTTACTCATCAACGTCCTCTTTCATTCTTAAAACAGCCTCAGCATCAGCCTTGTGAGCCTGGTAGGTTTCCACTAACGCCGCAATAAATTCAGCGTTCTCGCTATATGAAACGAGATTGTTATTTGCGTCCCTAAGCTGCCACGATGTGGTGGTGCGGACCTTGCGCCAGGGGAGTGGGGATACTGGTTCGATCATTAGAAAGGCACGTCATCATCAAAGCCAACACCCTGTACCGCCGTAGCCCGTCCCTTATCGGCTACAGGCCCAGCGTCGCGCTCGCCTTTGCCGTCCAAGAGAACCAACTCGCCGCCGAATTGTTGTAAGACCACTTCGGTCGAGTACTTCTCAGCCCCGTTCTGGTCCGTCCATTTGCGGGTTTGGAGTGATCCGCAGACATAAACCTTCGATCCCTTGCGCGTGTACTTCTCCGCAATCTCGGCAAGGTTCCCGAAAATAACCACGCGGTGCCATTCGGTGCGCTCTTTGCGTTCGCCCGAGCCTTTGTCTTTCCATGCCTCGGATGTGGCAATGGTGAGGTTGCAAACCTTACTCCCGTTCTGCATGGTTTTAACTTCGGGGTCTTTCCCGAGGTTGCCGATAAGAATGACTTTATTGACTGAGCCCGCCATCTATTGTGCCGCCTGTGCTGGTTGTTGAAAATCACGCGCCGTCGCTTCGATCTGCTTCACGAAAGCATCAAACTCAGCGCGGCATTGGAAGATTGTTGAAAGCCGCTTGCCTTCGCCCAATAACCCGCCGCCGTCCGGTCCCTGCCAGAGTGCAGGATAAACACCGCAGACCTTCGCCCAACGTGGTGTAATCGCGGCTACGGTCGTCATGAAGTGTGCGCCATCTTCCGAGTTCTCAAGTTCTCTGATGTGTTCACGGACCCACGTTCTGGCTTCTGAAATGCCAGGGGCAGATTTGGCCGGCGCGGGTTCGGGTTTGTGTTCCACGTTCGTGCCGTCGTCAGCATCTTCGCCGGTTTCCAGACCGAGGGCTTTCAACAGCGCCATTTTGACGGCGTATGATACAGCTTTTCCTGGGCCTTTGTCCGAGGCGTCAATGCCGTAGCCGAACGAGGGGACCGCGATTCTATCGGCTGGCTCGTCCACGTTCACGAACACAATATCCAAATGGACTTCGGTGCGGTTGCCGTTTTGCTCATGGGTCATGTTTTGTGGGTAGTAGATCACGCCATGCTTTACGAGAACCGGACGGACCTTCGCGGTCACTGCGTCATGTGAGACAACCTTGTAGTTGCCAACATTGCGGTCTTTTTGAATATACGAAACATCGCCCATCACAGCATGAAGGCGCTGGTGAAGGTTGAGCGGCAGAGTGTCTTTTTTGTCTTTGGCTTCAGCCATATCAAATGCTCCTGTTAAAGCCCCAGCAGACAACGCAAGGGCAATGGAAATAACTTGTTAGCCAATCTGATTAGAAACCGGCGCTCTCTGGCAGTCATCAAAACACCTGACAAGCTAGAGCCACAACTAAAGCCCAAAGGCTCATATCGAATATTGCTCGGCTCACTTGCCTTCCTCCCTTATGCGCTTGCGTTCCATATCAGCGCGGTCAATGCAGTCCTCTAGGCGATCCCGCGTCCATTCCTTCGGAACGGTAAGCCGGTTTTCTCCGCGCCAATCAGCTGCGGCCTGGTCAATCATGGCTTCGTATTTGTATTCCGCCGCCAACACGTAACCTTCAGCCATGTGCGCTGCCTCACATGCATCGCAGAAGTATTGGCCTTCCGCATCGGTGGGGTTCATTTCCTCGTCCACAAGAGCGGTACAGTTTTGGCCGTCGCATTTGTGCATGAATGAAAGTTTACTCATGACGGCCCCGCGCCATTTTCAAAACGGTCTTTGCCCGCGTGATGGTGCAATCCCGCCAGTGGTAAAATTCATGGGCATCCATGTCGGGGCACTCCAAGTCCTCGCTGGAGTTGATCAGTTCAACCAACTCTTTGAGAGCGGCGAGAGGCAACGGGCCGGCAGCGTGCGCGGTTTCTTGGCGCTCAAGTTCAGCGATATACAATGCTTTGCTCATGCTTCACCTTTTGCTTTAGCTATGGCTGCGCGGGCGTTTTTGGCGGCAAACTCTTCTGCCTCAATCTCACGCTGTTCCAAGGCTCGTTCGCATAATTTTAAAGCCGCGAGTAAGTCGGGCGCGGAGGCCATAAGCGCGGCAATGCGTGCGCCTTCGGCGGGGTCGGCGGCTGGGTTGTGGACGATGGCGACCATATGGCCTTTATCGTCGCGGATATCGTGGCCGCTGTGCATTGTCGCGGGGGTTGCGGTGTAGGTCATGGGTTCGGGTTCCTTGTTGGGGTGTTTAAACGGGTCTAGTGGATTAAGACGCAAGGCGCGGTTTTTATTTCTTTAGTGCGTCCAAGCGGCAAGATCAGGCGGATCATGTAGCCGTCAATGTCGTGCCGGATGTCGCCAACAAACAACGCACCTTCGCGCTTCACAATGTCGGCCAGCCAAATGGAGGGGAGGCGGCGGGTTGGTTTCATGGTTGCGGTTCCTTGTTGGGGTGTTTACACGAAAGTTTCAGCGTAGGCGTTGACGGCTTGCAATTGCGGTTCAAGGTTCGTCGTGTAGTCTGTGATTACCGTCTCGCCGTTGTCGTTGCCGTCAGCGTCCCAAACCATGTAATGCCGTGTGGAGTAGTTGGCGCTGCAAGTCCAAGGCCCAGGCGTGTGCTGTGTCATGGCCCTACTCCACCACGCCGCTTGGCAGCGTCTTGTGCCGAGCGATAGGCTCTAACCCCGCGTCCTTAAGCTGGCAAACCGCCGCATGGAACCCGTTTACAAAGCAATCTTGGATAGCCGCTTGCGCTTCGATGGGGTCAAATTCCGCCCGTAGGTCCGTCATAAGCTGGTCAGGGTCCACCGTGTTCAAGTCCCGAGACAATGCCGAGCATTCGATCAGGGCCGCGCTCAGGTGCCGCGCAATGGCCTGCTTAATGTCCATGAGCGTGTACCAATCGGCCTTTTGGTTTAAGCCGCCGAAGTGGGTCTTAAAGATTTCGTCAAAGATTGGGTGAGTGTTGGTCATGGCTAGTACACCGCGCTCGGGTCGGTAAGCGAACCTTTTAACATATGGGCGCGGCGTTCTTGGTGTTCAGCAATCTCAACGCGGTCGCGAGCGATGTACGCCCAGCCGGTATTTACAACGCTGCTGGACTTGCGCTCGTGCTGCTGGGTTTTGGCGGTCACTACGCCGCGCTTCGGGACATCGAAGCCAAATGAATTGCCGACCTTGTGGTTCTTGTCGATGGCGTAGGTCTGGTCGTGCGCTGGGCCGGTGCTGGCGATCAAGGTTTTCATCATTTTCTGTCTCCCCTAGATAGGCGTTGTTGATAGGGGCCATCCTATAGATATTTACATGCCTTGCAAGCACATCTTTGGCTAATCCGTAAAATTATTTGCTTGCACCCCGCCCCAAGATATGCAAAAAGGGGGTATGAAACTGGAAGAATACCTTTACATAAACCGCATCCGCCCCGTCGATTTCGCAAAGGAAATCGGGGTTAACTTCGTGACGATCTACCGCACAATGAACGGTAGCTCGATCCCCCGCCCGAAGCTCATGCAAGCGATACATGCCAAGACTGAGGGCAAGGTCGGTCCTGCAGACTTCTACGCGCTTGGAGAGCCTTAAAATGGCTTCTAGGGGGTATTTATACACAGACTGCGCTGCTCCCCCAGCGCATAGCCGCCGGTTGGCCCGCCTTGTCCCCACACAAGGTTCGAGCAACACAGCAGCCGGCGGCACCCTTTTCGACCCCGACGACCAGGCGGGTATTGAAGCCCTGGTTATGAGGCCTCAACTTTACAATCCTGTTCGAAGTGTGAGGGAGAGTTTTGCTAAACCCTATATCCGCAAACTCACTCGACCTGGCGTAAAAACCGGGTCGGGCTTTTTTTTGCCATAATCCAGAATTGGGGGGTTAATGTGGGGAAAGTTCTAAGCTACTTCAAACGCCTTCTAAAGCTGTGGTTAGTACGCAGAGAGACAGCCCGCCTTAAAAGGTTTGAGCAAGCTGCGTTGGGAATTAAGCCGCAGTCCGGGACCAACAAATTACAGAACCGAAAAGCAAGCCAGAAGTTGCGCCATCCCATAACATATTATTCGCGGAAGCCATGAAGCGCAGAAGATCAAAATATAACGCGGTTCGGACGGTCATTGGAAACGTGGCCTTTCACTCAAAAGGCGAAGCGCATAGGTGGGTTGAGTTGAAGCACCTCGAAAACGCCGGACTGATTTTAGACCTCCGCCGCCAGGTTCCGTTCAAACTTTACGCCTGGGCACCCGAGGGCGAGAAGGTTCAAATTGGAATTTACAAGGCGGATTTTTGTTATCGGGACGCCAAGACCAACGAAGAAATTACAGAAGATTTTAAAGGGGTGGTAACGCCCCATTATCGCCGCACAGCCAAAATCATGGAAGCCAACTACGGCATCAAGATCAAGGAAACTAGGCGCACATGAATGACGCAAGCCAGACCGGCATAACCCTTGAGTCTAGCGTGTATTTTTTAGATGTAAGCCCTAGAACTGAACGCGCTATCGAAAACGAGGGGCTTAAGACAATCGGTGATGTTGTTGCCATCCCGGCTAAAGAATGGCTACGCGTTCCAAATTTTGGAACCAAGTCACTCAAAAACCTTTCGCGGGAGTTGGCGCGGCATGGGTTCAAATTAAGGGATATGCCAAGCCGCCGCACCCGCTGTCCTACATGCGACGGTCTTGGGCATATTTTAGGGGACACTCTATGACCCAACGCTTGTCAACTCAATACGCCAAGATGCTGAAGGACGTAAAATACTGCGTCCGCACTCACAAAATGACCAAAGCAAAGCGCAAAGAATTTGAAAAGCTGACGCTGCGCTGTTTGAAAAATGAGATCAGAAAGGGGATGCAATGACTGACGTTCTTTTATTCGCCCTGTCCATGTTCTGCTTTTCCATAGGCGCTGGGGTGATGATTATTAACTGGTATTTGGGACGCGAAGAATAACTTTAACGAGGGGCAACATCATGTGGACAAGTGACAACGTATATTCAGACCAAGAGAACGCGATTTTGCTAAAGGGGCTGGCAGAGGGTAAAACCATGCTCGAGATATGTGCGGATTTACCCCACAGAACGTTCCCCTCCATCCGGGGCAGATGCACTAAACTCAAGCTGAAAGAGCAGGACAAAAAGATCGACGCCTACTTCAACCGGCCTATCGACAGCCAGCCGCAGCCGAAGCGGGTTAAATGGACCGCGATTTGGTTTGAGAACGTGACGAAGGAAGAAGCCCGCCAAGCAAGCTTTGGAGCGCCTAAGTCTAAGACCTTCACTAAAGGCCCGTCGCATCCAGGCTCGCAATACGGATGTTCTACAGGGGATCTTTCAGCGTGAACGCATACAAGAAGGTTACTAAATTTAGCGAGTACAGAGACAACCAGATCATCGACCCGGCTGAAAACAAAGCTCTATTGCATACGCTTAAAAGGCGCATTGAGGTACAGGCCGCATCCATCACTAGACTTTGGGAAGCGTTGGAGGCTCAGAAAGAGATTTTGTCGCGTGTGGCAACGCCCGAGCGGTTGAATATTATCATCACCGAGGTATCAAAAAAACACGGCTTTGAGCCGTTAGATATAATTGGGCCGAGACAGCAAGCCCCCCTCGTAAGAGCTAGGCAGGAAGCTTATTGGCGCTGCGTAAAAGAAACCAAACTAAGCTACCCGGCGATTGGCAGAGCCTTTGGGAACAGGGACCACACGACAATTATGTGGGGGGCCAAACGCCACGAAGCCCGCATGAAACAGGTGAATAATGGCGCGACCTGATTCATGGATGCCGTTCTACATTAGCGATTGGATGGTCAAGACGGGCGATTTGACGGCGGAAGCCAGGGGCGCTTATGTCGAGCTTATTTTTGCCTATTGGCGGACAGGTAGGCCATTACCCGATAACGACGAGAAGCTTCAGAGGCTTTCCAGGTGTACGGATAAGGAATGGCAACGCTGCCGAGCCGAGGTAATGGCGTTTTTTAATCTTGGCGCGGGCGGTTGGCAGCACAATCGGATTGATGAGGAGCTTGCCAAAGCCAATGCCAAGTACGATGCCAAGGTTAAGGCAGGGCAAAAGGGATCACATAAGCGATGGCAAAAGCATATCACAGCTATAGCAGAACCATTGGCAGAAGCATTGGCAACACCATTAACAAACGGATGCACAACTCACAACTCACATACTCCTTACGGAGTAACAGTATCTAAAGATACTGTTCGCAAAACACGGAGGACACGCCTTGCAAACGATTGGAAGCCTAGCGAAGCAGATCACGCCGTTGCAATCGGGGAAGGACTCAGCCCCGACGAAATTGCCGCAGACCTTGCAGAATGGCGGGAATACTGGACAGGGCCAGAACCTCGAGACCCCCTCAAAACCGATTGGTCGCGGACTTACCGCAAGCACGTTAAGCAATTTGCCTCCGGTATCATTGCCCGCCGCGCTCGCCAAGGACAATCCAAAGCAAACGCTGGAGTGCGTCAAAGCCTCACTGCCGCCACAGATTCGATCCTCGCTAAAGCCGGTTTTCGACAAGCTGCAAGCGATAACCCACTACGACCTGACCGGAACACATGGCCCGAGGGAGATAACCCAGGCGCGGGATATTCTGGCCCAATCCTTGACGCCGATCACTGGGACGGAGGCGCTTGGACTGTTGAAAGAACTGAAGGCGACGACAAGGCCGACGCCGGGCACAACTGATGACCTGGAAGCGGTTTTAGTGGCCTATCTTAAGCGGCTGAAGGACTACCCAGCGGACGTAATTCGTCACGTTTTGACAACGCACGACAGCCCATGGTGGCCGGCATGGCACGAACTGAAGGAACGACTGGAGATGCACACTTACCGGAGACGGATGATGCTGAAGGCTTTGAATGTCCGCCATACCGCAAGAGGGCATGACCTAACGATTTTAAATGCAGGATGAAGTGCGATTTATGCAGCGCCAACGCTGGCGTCCTGACTTGGACTAACGAGCAACTGTTTCACGGGAAAATTCCCCAACTAAGTAACGGAAAATAAATGACAAAAAAGCACACCCGCCGTGGGTACGAGAAAAAAGACCGGCCTAAATTCGATATGGGAACGCCCGAATTGGTCAAAAAGCGCCTCATGGCTCTAGGTCCGCGCCGCCTTGGCTGGCCAGAGCCTAACCCATCAGACGCTGAATCCGCTTTGGGGGTATTGTTCTGGCAAGGTGCCCTAGGATTGGATTACGACCGCGCCAAGCGCCTTCACGATGCCGGCGTAGCCTTTGCTGGGTGGTGGACGCTTGTGCATCCCAAGAGCCACACCCAAGGCACCTTGGGGCAATTTGCGCCTAAGACTTCCTCGGGTGAGGTGGACACGGCGGAAGCTGAGGCCAATCTGCGTAGCGCCTCGGTTTGCCTTAAGCGGGAACGCCACGTTTACGACGCGGTGGTGAATACTTGCGTTTACCAGCAGTTAAACTACGGGACCGTGGCTAAATTGAAGGCTGGACTTGGGTGGCTGCTTGAATGGCAGCGGGAGCAGAGGGAAGCGGCGTGATTTATTCTGGTTCTGGTCAGTTACCCCACCACCTTTACGCTTGGGTGGATACCAAGTTTATTGCGCGGCCAGGAATGGAAAGCGGTTTTGTGCCTGTGGTGTGGTTTGGCCTTACCTCGCGGTTTGGAGAGATGTGGGGCTGCAATGTCATGTTGGAGTGCGGCGGGGTGTACCGAAACCTTCCACCGCACTCCTTGGCCTTTAAAACTGATCCTGAGCCTATCTGGACGGAACAAGACGCCCAAGCTTGGGACTGTTATGGCCCACAATTCAGCACAATCGAGTATAATTACCTCGTAAATGTTGGCTGCGAGATTAAGGACGTAAAGACTAAAACTCCATTGATGGGTAAATATCTCTTTACCGCCATTCCACTGTTTGACGGCTACACCCGCCATCCTGGGCAGAGCAAAGAGTTTATGTTTCTCGAAATGGACAATGGACGCCTAGCGATCAAATCAACAGATATGGTTTTGTTCCATGATAAATCATTTGCGAACCCGCATTGGCCCACTAATTTGCGGAGGCAGTCTAAGACGTATCATTGCGAGGCTAACATTTTGCCGGACCGGGCTAGTAATGGGGGTTGACAAGTTAATTCATATCAAGTATTGCGATGGTATCTAGTCCATTATTGCGTCTAAACCCCGCCAGGAAACTGCGCGGGGTTTTCTATTGAGGGCTAAATGCTTCCAGAGCAGCGCCTATTCATCGCCGTGATTACGCAGAGTTTTCTTGACGCTTGCCAGCCCAAACCTGAGTTGAGAGACTTCGACAAATGGGTGGTAAAGCGCCGCAAACGCAGAGCGAAACGTGGTGAGCATATCGAAAGCCCGCCGGCAGAACGCGCCGCCTATGACGCCTACTTTGATTCGATGCAGGAAGTTCTTGGCAGTTGGGAAACCAACCGAAACAGCGCCCGTAGGTGGCTTTTAGGCGTGGAATCTGGCTTAGAAACTATTGCCCGCCTTGCAGAGTTTGAGATCGAATACATCACCCGCAAGGCCAAACAACTTGAGCGGGCGAAATGGGTAGCGCCTTACGACCTGCCGTATTTCGTCGCATAGAGGCTCAATGCTAACCATCAAGTTTCACTCTTTTAAGGCAGCGCCTGAGTGAGTGATCTTGCGCTGTCACTTGTCAGCGAACAGATCGAGCAGCCCAAGTCTGGATTTATCTTTGAGCCTTTCACATGGGGAAATGACAAGGTTCTTCACCCACAACGGAAGGGACCGCGTAATCTCAGGGACGTAATCCCGCCAGGTAAGGGTAGGTTTTCTAAAGGGCCAAAAGGTGATCTTGAGTACTTAGACCGCATTCGAAACGGTCAAC